GAGGTCAACCGCAAGCGCTACAAGGGCATCACCATCGAGACCGTGGCCGCATGGCCTGACGGCGTAATCGTCGCCACCCTCTGCTCCCCGGATGCCGACGGCAACTTCTTCGCCGCCGTCAACCTCCAGAACGACGAATCGGTGATTCAGATCGACAAGGTTGGCAACGCCTCGGAGCTGTACTTCTTCAAGCTGCTCATGATGGCTGACACCAACATCGCCTTCGGCGAGGAATTCATCGTGATGGACACCCGCGCCACACCAAAGTTCACCAAGAAGGCCGCCCAGGCCGAAGCCGGCAAGAACAATGGCTAAACTGCTGTATCTCGTACTCCACTGCACCGCGACACCCGAGGGGCGAGAGGTGAGTGTCGCCGACATCCGGCGCATGCACCTCTCCCCGGTGTCCGCCGGCGGCAGGGGATGGAAGCAGGTCGGTTACACCGACATCATCCACCTTGACGGCACGGTCGAGCGGCTCGTCGACAACAACGAGGACGCCAACGTGGATCCGTGGGAAATCACCAACGGCGCCAAGGGCTACAACTCCGTCAGCCGCCATGTCGTCTATGCCGGCGGCTGCGACAAGGCGATGAACCCCAAAGACACGCGCACCCCGGCGCAGCGCAGGGCGATGGAGGAGTATGTCCGGGACTTTCACCGACGCTTCCCCGGCGTGCGGATCATCGGCCACAACGAGGTGGCCGCCAAAGCCTGTCCGAGCTTCGACGTGCAGAAGTGGCTCAAGTCGATAGGCATAAACCGGTAACCAACCAATCACAGCGATGTCCTTCAGCGAAATCCTCAACATACTGCTTGGCGGCGGCCTCGTCGCCCTGGTGGTTGCCTTGGCGACCATGAAGGCCACGGTGCGCAAGGCCAACGCCGATGCCGAGAAGGCAAAGGCCGACGCAGAGACCGTGCGCATAACCAACACCGAGAACGCTACCCGGATTCTGGTGGAGAACATCGTCAAACCCCTAAAAGAAGAACTTCATGCAACCAGAGAGAAACTGTCGGCGACCGAGGGACTCATGGCTGGCATTCAAAAAGAACTCGCCTCCACCAAGAGAGCATTGTCCCGCCTGTCCCGGGCCGTCGAATCTGCTAATAATTGCCCTCATGCTGACGATTGCGTTGTGCTTCGCAAGCTGCGCAACAACAAAAAAGACACAGACGGAGCAGACGCAGACCTTCTCGACCTCCGAGAAGAGCGACACAACGTCAGCGGTGACCAGGGTGATAACGACGCAGACGGTGCCCGAGAGCAAAGTGAACATGGCGATATCCGTGGACAGCCTCCTTAAGCTGCCCGAGGGTGCGGTCTACCGCGAGAGCAAAGACCGGGCGCATGTCGAGGCCACCCACCAGGGCGGCGTGATCTACATCACCGGCTCATGCGACTCCCTGCAGCGTCAGGTCGAATATTACGAATCGCTCTACCACACCGCGCGCGACGCCCTCGAGCAGACGCAGAGCCAACTCACCGAGGAGCGGCAGAAACGCTCCGAGCCGTTAGGCAACCCTATAACGATATTTACATTAGGATTTGTCGGCGGTGCACTCACATCAACAACCATCAAACTTTTCAAACATGGCAAAGAATAAAAACTTCATGTACGGCATCGGCAAGCTCTCCATCGACGATTTCGTGGTGGGCTACATCGAAAAAGGCTCATTCGACTTCGGTGGCAAGGAACCCGAGAGCGTCGATGTCGAGGCCGAGCAGATACCGGACGCGCCGGTGCTGACACTGGCGCAGAAGAACGGCAGCATCGAACCCACCTTCAACCTCATACAGCTCGACTACAAGAACCTGCATGCCGTCCTCGGCGGTACACTACAGGGCGGCGAGGCCGCACCCACCGGCTGGGAAGCTCCTTCCGACCTTATCGACAAGTCGGGTAAGTGCGTCATCGACCTTGTGAGCGGCCAGCGCATCACCATCCCCAACGGCAAGATCCTGGCGAACCTCTCCGGCAAGCTCACCCTTACCGAGGTAGCCAAGATCGCCGTCAAGCTCAAGGTGCAGAAACCCACCGCCGGCGGTGCCCCTTATTCCATCACCGACATTCCCGAGGGCGAGTAAGCGATGGACGAAGCGACAGCAAGGGCCATACAGCGCGAGGCTGCCGATGCGCTGTTGAACCGGGGAGTGTCGATTCCGCTCAAGGAAATAAAGATACCCTTCCGCAAACGCCCGATAAAGCTGCGCGTGACACTCAAGCGACCTTATATGTCCGGGCAGATTGAATTTGCCCGGACATATCTGTCGATGGATGTCACCGCAGAGCAGATGGCGGCATTCACCAAAGAGGAACAGATGCGCTTCATCGCCATGCACGGACACAGGATAAGCCGGATGATCGCCTGCGCCATCTGCGTCGGCCCGGTGAAACAGTGGTTCCTGCGCCCGGTGTCATGGTTCATCCGCAACTGTGTCGAAATCCGCTACCAGGTGGCGGCCGCTCACAGGTTCGTGAGCCTGATGGGCACCGACCCTTTTATCAGTATTATCAGATTGGCGGAGCGGACGAACCCGATGAAGCCGAGACTGAGCCGACAGACCAAGGGGAGTTAAAGAGTCATTATGAGAACTCCCATAGCCCCTTCGGATTCCTTTGGCAGATAGCCGACGCGACAGGCTGGAGCATCGACTACATACTGCACAAGGTAAACTACCAGACGCTGATCATGATGCTGAGCGATGCGCCCCGGTACCGCAGCGGCGGGCGACGGAGAGCCTCCGGCACATCGGGGGCGACCACAGCGGAAGAGGAGGCGGACGAAGTATTACAATTTTTTGCAAGCAACCTGAAACAGTAACGACAATCCATGAAGCCGGTAGAGCTTGAGATATTTTTGCAGGACGGAGTGTCGCCCGGTCTGAAGAAGGCCGGGCAGACCCTCTCGCGCTTTTCCGACGATGCCAAGGCAGAGCTGCGCGAGGTCACCGAATCCCTTAAACTCCAGAAAAGCCATGTCAGCGGCATGGAGAAGGAATATGCCCGGCTTGAAAAGGCGCTCAAGGGAGCCGCACCCGGCAAGGAGTGGACGGAGGTCAAGGCACGCCTTGCCGCCTATAAGGCCGAACTCGACGGCGAGAAAACCGCCCTGCTGCAGCTCGAGGAACAGCAGCGCAAACTCAAGGCCGAAGCCGAGGGTGCGGGACAGTCGCTCCGTCAGCAGCTCAAAAACGTGCGCGAGGAAATCGCCACCCTCCTGTTGGCCTACCGCTCCCTCACCGATGCCGAAAAACAGACAGCCCAGGGGAAGGAACTCGCCCGGCACATCGACGAGCTTACCGAAAAAGCCGGCGAACTCAACGATGCCATTGTCGATACCTCACAGGCCGTCACCAACGCCGCCTCCGACACACGCATGTTCGACCAGTTGGCCGGCGGCATGCAGCTCGTGGTCGACGGCTTCGGACTGGCGACCGCCGGCGCACAGGCACTCGGCCTGAGTGAGGCCGACCTTATAGAAGTGCAGACGCAGCTGCAGACCGCACTTGTGGCAAGCAACGCCCTGACCTCCATGCAGACCAACCTGCAGAAGCAGTCCGCGCTCATGCAGGGTGTCAACGCGATACAGACCAAGGCGGCGGCCACTGCAGAGACCATACGCACATGGGCCGTCGGACGCGGAGTAATCGCCACCAAGGCTGCCACAGTCGCACAGGCTGCCTTCAACGCCGTAGCCAGGGCAAATCCCTATGTGCTGCTTGCAATGGCCGTGGTGACTGTGATAGGTGCGTTGTTTGTCTTCGCCAAAGGCAGCGAGGCTGCAAAGAAAGCCGAGGCAGAGCGTCAGGAACAGATGCGCAGAACGCAGGAACAGCAGCAGCGTATGGCCGAGGAGATAGGCGAGGCCGCCGGTTCCCAGATTGCGTCATACATGAAGCTGCGCAAAGCCTGGAGTGCCCTCGGCGATGATCTCAAGAAAAAGCAGCACTTTGTCGACGAGAACAAGAAAGCATTCGCAGACCTCGGCTTTGCAGTAAAAGACGTGGCGTCAGCGGAAAGTCTACTCATTGAAAAGACCGATGACGTCATCAAGGCTTTTGTCTTGAGGGCAAAGGCTGCCGCCTACGAGAAATCCATCACCGAGGCTTACCAACAGATGATCACCGATCAACAGAAGGCTGATAACGATGCCAGCAATACCGTAACGCCTATTGTGAGGGCGGGGCAGAGCCTAAGTGTGGAAGAATACTATCGTGCCGGAGGAAAAGGTGCACGCAAGCAAACATATACAGACTACTCGCCGGGTGGTCCCGGGAGTGTATCAACAGGATATCAAAGGACAGCCATCGAGGTTACGGATCCGGCAGCCTACCGTGCCGGATATATCGCGGAAACCGAGCGCATCCGCCAACAGGCAAGAGCTGACGCCGAAGCGAGGGCGAATGCCGT